CACCTGTCCTTCGAGCTGTATGGGCTCAAAGTTGGTTTTGGCGAGCTGCTGCTGCGCGAACCGCTTGGCTTCCTTGGCCTGTTGGGCTAAGGACTGGAGACCGTTGAAATCCTCAATCTGGGCGAGTGGCACCGTGCCTTGCGGCAACGGAACAATCGGCACCGGAGCAGGTTGCGCCTGCTGCTGTTGCTGCGACTGTTTAGCCATCTCCAGCTTGAGTTCATTCAACTGGGCCTCAAGGGCCTTGCGCTTCGCGACCTCCTTACCGATGCGCTTGTTGATGTTTTTCTGGACCTCTGGCGGAATCTGAGAAGGAACTGAGTCTTCCTCGGCTTCCGGTTCCGTGGCTTGCGCCTCGGGCTCGGGGGCCTCGGGTTCGACAGACTCGGCGGGTGCCGCTTCTGTGGATGCGGGTTCTTCAGCCTTGTCGGGCTGTGCAACCTGTTCCGCTAGCTTAGCCTGGGCCTCGGCATTTTCCGCCTGCATATTAAGCAGACGTTGCGCGGCTTGAGCTACGCTCAGATTGCTGTTGGGTGCATCGCTTTTCGTCTCGGGCGCCGGGGGCGCTTCAACTGGCTGCGAAGTGGCTTGGACTGTATCGTTAGACATCGTGGGTTTAAAGCCCCCAAGGGCGGGACAGGGCGGGTGCCCAGTGCCATCAGCCGTGATAATATCACGGACGTATGTCAAGCGGTATTAGTTCATCTTATCCTGGATTATCAGCCACTGCTTGCTGAACCTGCGTTGCTACATAGTCATCAAACAAGTTGATGATAGCTTCGTAGGCCCGCAGTTCGCCAATTGCGGCAGCGGTCAACTTTTCATCGCCCACCGTGACATCATTCAATAGATCCAGCATCGTGTTGCGCTGGATCTCCCGCAGGTGATCGATGAACTCCTGAAACGCCTCTGTTGGAGCAAGGCGGCTGATGGCGACCTGAAGCAGTTCCACCCGTTCACGGGCGGTGGTAAGCTGACGTTTACGAGGAGGCATTACGAGGAGAAGTGGTAGCCGGCATCGGGCCAGGCATCTGGGCGCCTAGGCGACCGATGGTGGCATTCTGCTGCTGTTGCTGTTGGAACTGGTACTGCTTGGCACGGGCGTCGATGCGCTCGCGGAACGCCTGATCCTGGCCGTACCGCTGCTGTACGTCCGGCTGCTGCAGGTACTGCTGAATGACCTGAAGCCCCAACTGCGGCGGCGTGCCAATGCGGATGTTCTTCGGGATGCCGGCGAAGATCTGCGCCAGATCCTGCTGCTCATCGTTGACCACCTGCTGCTGGCCCGCCTTGACCGGGCGGATAATGCGCTCGGCGATGTTGGGATCGATGGAGGAGACGAACGCCTGAAAGAGCGCGGACCAATCGCAGACGCCATCGCGGTCGAGGGACTGGGCGCCTTGGATGATCGCGGTCCACTTCTCCGCCATCATCTTGAAGTCGGTGCTCTGGACGTCCCACGACAGGTAGAAGTCGAACTCCTCGTTCACATCCCCCTTCTCAAACATCATCGTGTCCGCGTCCTTGACGCCCATCACGCGGAAGACGACCTGCTCCTTGCCGTACTGCTTGTAGAGCTTCCAGATCTGGCGGAAGCTCTTGGAGAGGCAGGTAAGGAACTTGTTGATCTCCCACTGATTGTAGATCGGGTCAACCGAGGGATCGCCCTTCTGCGCGGCAAAGCCATTGTACTCCTTGAACGAAGACTCCAAGAGCGACTCGGAGTTCTCCGTGTTCATATCCGGGATGGGCCGGTCGGCGTAGTGATATTCGTTGGGCCGGCGCTCGGAAATGAGTGCGCCCGGACCCCAGCGGCCCGGTGGGCGGCCCTGCGGGTAGCAGATGGGTGGAAGGATGGCGAGGGACGCGGCATCGATGCGGCTGTCCTTGTGCGCTTTGATTTGATCCTGCCACGGTTTGCCCGGCTCGGGGACGCCACGGGAGTCGTGCAGCTTGCGGCTCAGATACTCGCGGCGATAAAGGACGAATGGATACTCGCCGTGGGCGTAGCCAAGCAGGCCGTGCTTGGCAAAACCGGGCTGTTTGTCGTCCGGCGGCATCTGCGGGTGGAACACCGTGCAGTAAATACCAGGCACGCCATCCTCGTCCGACAGCCGCTGGTAGGCGTAGACGATGCCGATCTTGTCCGTGAATCGCTGCTGGGTGTAGACGAACGAGCGGCTGATGGGCTGCAGGTATTCTGACGGGCTCAGGGTGATCAAGCGCCCGCGCTGCGTCTCAATCGCCTTCTCCACCCAGTCCTTGTCCCAGCCGTCATCGCGCACCAACTGGCGGAGCTGCTCGGCCGTAAAATACTCCACGCGGTAGATGCCGGGCACCCGCTCCAAATCCAGCGAGAAGGACGGGATGAACAGATTTTCATCCAGGTTGAACGCCCGCAGGACAGGGTAGGACCGCTCCGGCCCCTCCACCGGCACACTGGTCTCGCCGGTTTTCCGCAGTTCCTTGAGCATCTTCGTCGCCTTGGCACGGCTGCACCCATACTGCTCCTCGAAGATGGACTTCAAGTCCTCCTCGGCGGCCTTGTCCTCGATCAGGGCAACAATGTCGATCTGCGGGAACTGGAGCTGCAGATCCTCCAGACGGACGTTGACCAGTACCTTCTCCCGGCGCTTTTCCCAGAACTGGCCCATTACCGCCAGTCCCTTCTCGTTCATATAGTTGGAGGCGATCTCCACCTCCCGATGCACCTCGGGAATCTGCGTCTGGATCAGCCAGCGCATAAAGTTGGTCACCAGGTTGGACCGCTCCATATCGTTGGTGCCCACCGGCACTGCCGAAAGGTTGGCCCGCTGGAAGGCCATACACTCCATTGCAACTTTCTTGTTGATGATGTTATCAACGAGGAAGACGCGCAAGTCGGACGCGCCGTCCCAGGGCGTGGGGCTCGTTTTACTGCCCTCGCGGGAATGTTTCTTCCCGTCCGCCGATTGGCCGTTCCAGATGGCGTATCGCGTCTGGTAGTTCTGCCGGCACTGGTCGATGTAGGGCTGGTTGTCGCGAACACAGTCCTCAAAAGCCTTGCGTAGCAGGTTAAAATCAGGAGCGTCTTCGCCAGAAGGGGCAAGTTGCAGTCCCGGATCGTTGGGGACGGAAGTCTGGATGGAGTCGATGGAACTCATTGCTTAGGGCGCTATTCGCAACCTGCTTGTAAGGCAAGTTAATAGCTCCACGTCCGGTTATCGGTTTGTTCAGCCACCTGCGGATCCATAAACTCACAATTGGCGACCAGTAAATAACGCAGGCAGTCGATTGGGTCCTTGGTCGCCTCCTCCTTGCCGCCCTTGGCCGTATACTCACTCATTGAGTAGATCAGGTTCTGGCAGCGGTCGGAAATGTACAGGCGCGGCCCGTTGAGTGCGGTGATTGGCTTACTCTCATCGTAGGACAGGAGGCCGTTGATGAGCTGCAGGCCGTTCTCGATCTCCACGCCGGGGGCGGGGATGAACGTCATTCCCACGTCGTCCAACTCGGAGATGATGGTGGTTGCCCCTTCGGCTGACTGCCTTTCCGCCGCACCAAGGCGCGGGTCGATGAGCCTTTCCTGAATCGTTTCACCGTCCTCACATTGCTCAATAAGCTCGACGTAGTCACGGATGCCCTTTTTTGAGCCTTTTTGCGCGGGGCCGGGTTTGCCTTCGGCTCCGCTGCCAGGCAGTGCCCAGTCGTCATAGTCGGGCCACTCGCGGTAGACCCACCAGGTGCCGGCGGCGTCGATGGCGACCCAGAGCATAAACCAGTTCTTCGATCCAGCAGGGTCCAAAGCCATATACCGAGTGACCGGATAGCTTGGGTCACGGACGAAAGGTAGGGTTTCATACGGGATGACGTTAACCTCCTTGTTGAATCCTGGGAACACGGAAGTGATGGCTTTGGTCGGGATGCCATAGGCGCGGGCCAGCACCTCATCTTTTGGGCGGCCCAGCAGCTTTTTGGTAAAGTCGGACGTATCGAGGAAGGCGTTGTCCTCCGTCCAGAAGTAGTAGATCGCCGTGTTGGGCCGGGACAACGATTCCTGCATAATGGGCAGTTCCTTGCCAACCAGTGGCGCGAACCTTTTCTTGAGGGTCTTCGTCTTGCCCAGGATGTCCTGTACCAGCGGCGTCCAGCCGGTCAGGGTAGTAAAGGTAAGCAGGATGCGGCCGTGGAAGTCGCTCGTCCGGTACTGGAGCGTCTCCCACATCTTTTGCGGGCACTCCTCGTCGCACCAGATCAGGTGGGCTTTGTAACCCTCGGCAATCTGGGCGTCGTTGGCGTAAGCCCGGTAATTACTGAACTTGATCGACCCACCGCGGACGGCACCGGATAGCGGCGGCAGAATGCAGATGTTGTCGGTGAACCCGTTCTTCTGGCTGTACTGGACGGAATGGTTCAGGCCCTTCTTGGTAGGCAACCGGCGGATGCCGATGGGCAAGGCATCGTAGATCATCCGCTGCTGGTCCTCGATGCTCCGGTCCTCGTTGACGTGGTAGGCCCGGACCTCGGCGGAAGGGATGCTGCCGCAGGCCCACACGCAGAGCCGGCTGGCAAAAATGGATTTCGACGAGCGGTTGCCGCCTAAGATGATGTGGTTCTGGTACTTACCCCAGTTTGCCATCACTTCCTGCCACATTGGCAGGGTCCAGCCGGCGCCCACGGGATTTTCAAGGGCTTCCTTGTTCCGCTGCTCCCGAAAAGCGAGGTACTCGATCAGCTTTTCCTGCGGCCAGGCAGCCAACTCATCCCGTTCTGGGATTGGCACCCACGGGATGCCAAAAGTGGGATGGAAATCGTCAGCAAAGTGTACGTCACCGAGTGGCATTGCGCTTTTTGAGGTTAACGGCGTAGGACTGACGGGCGGACAAGAGCTGTTCCCACGGAATGATGCCTTGGCCGTCCACGTTGAGGCCGGCGGGCTCGGCAATGATCGACAAACGGGCATATTCCCGCGCTCCTTCCACGTCGGGCTCAATGAGCCATTCATCCACGCAGCGTTTCGTTACCATAAAGTGGCCCAAGAGGGACTCCAACCCTCATCTTCGCTTAATCCCCAAGGGGTGTCCGTCCCCGCCTGTGGGCGGGGCCTTGGTAGAACGCCTGAAATCCAAGCCAGCGAAATGCTGTGCTTTGCACCATTGGGCATTTCCGTTCGTATTTTGGGCGGACGGGTGGAAAAGCGGAAAACATCGGCGCACATACGGTATAAGTTGGCCTAATATCACCAACGATTACCGACTTTGCGGTTTTCGCAGGCGTTTTTGGTGCTCACGGTGACTGTGCCTATGAAACGCATCCTTATTGCCACGCCGCTAAAGGGCGACATCCCGCGCAGTTACTTCAAGACCAGCCTGCAACTGGCTGCCGCCAAGATTCCTGACGTTAAACTCGACTGGTGCCTCTTGGAGGGGCCAGCAGTGCAGCAGGCCAGAAATGAATTGGTGGCTTACGCCTTTGAGCACAGGTTTGACGAGATCATCTGGTGGGACAAGGATGTGCTGGCTGAGCAGCACGGCGAGGACGTGACTGCTGGAGCCATCCTGCGGCTGCTCAAGCACGACGTGGACATCGTCTGCGCCATCTACGCCACCCGTTCGCTCAAAACTCACTGGCATATGCACCTGATCCCCGGTGAGCAGGCCAACGAGGAGGGGCTGCAGAAGGTGTCCCGGTCGGCCTTGGGCTTCTCCAAGATGAAGATGAGCGTCTTTAAGCGCATTGCGGAGCTAAACTCCTGGCGCCGGGGCATCCTGGTTGACCCCAATCACCCGCCGCATCCGCTGCACGAGTTCTTCCCGATGGGACTGCAGGGGCCGGGCACGCCGGAGCGCCGGCTGGAGGCCATCCGTGAGACGCTGGGTGAGCCGGCCAAGAACAACGACATTATGGTCGAGCGCATCAAGCGGCTGATCGACCTCAAGTACGATGAGCCAAACGTGTTCGTCTCCGAGGACTACTGGTTCTGCGACCTGGTGCAGAAGGCTGGTATCGCCATCCACGTCGATACGAAGCTGATTATGGCTCACTCGGGCAAGGTGGCGCTGCCCATCGAGACCCCGCAGCTCTTGGAGATGCTGTCCGAGCCGTGGCGCAAGGACGAGATCAAAGCCATCAAGGCGGAAATGCTGGCGCAGAAGGAGGCAGCCAAATGAGAGAGTTCACCAACGACTGGTTCCAGCAGACGGCGGAGACCAACTTCGTCAACAACCTGCTGCCAAGGAAGGCGCAGTTTAAGAAGGCGATGGAAATTGGCTGCTACGAGGGCCAAGCCACCTGCTGGATGCTGGACCATATGGCGTTTGCGACCATCACTTGCGTAGATACGTGGGAGGGCGGCGCCGAACACAAAATGGTCAATATGAAGGCCGTATGCGAACGGTTCCTTCGAAACGTCGCTGACGACCAGAAAGGCATCGTAGAGATTGATCACTGCAAGTCCACCCGCTCGATGGCGGACTACATCAGTGAGCCTAGGCGCAGATTGCTGCCGGGGCAGAAATCTGGCTACGATTTCATCTACATCGATGGTAGCCACGTTGCCAAGGATGTGCTGACAGATGCGGTATTCGCGTGGCAGATTCTGGAACCGGGTGGGTACATCGCCTTCGATGACTACACCTGGACTGAAAAGCCCCGTCAGGAGGCCAACCCGCTCGACAACCCCCGGCTGGCGATTGATGCGTTCTACACCATCTTCCGCCGGGAGGCAGTCATCCTGCCGTCAACCCAGCACCAGTTATGGCTGATGAAGGTATGAACCGGTTCATAAAAGTATGAACCCGATCATAACCACTCCCAGCCGCTACGAGGTCAAGGAGACCGAGCGGAAGATCCGGGAGAGCCTAGAGAAGACCTATGGACGCAGGAGTCGCACCCAGGCTGGGCAACTGCGTTCACGGGTCATCCAGCTCTACCAGAACGGAATGACCCAGCAGCGGATTTCCGACCTATTGCGCATCAAGCGGGATCTGGTCCACTACTACCTGAACCGATCCAAAGCCTAGGCAGGGTCATCCCCCTTCAGCGCATCCGCCATCATCTGCTGGCGGGTGGGCTTAGACACGGCGGGCGTCACTACTTCAGCCTCCACAGTCGCGGGGGCTGGCTGAGAGACGTCCGCCGTTGCCATTTTGCCGGTCAGCTTGGCGAGGATCTCCTCCTTGCTCATCGACCCGTAGTTGTTGACCTGAATGTTGACGTTGGCGTTGCCCACTGCAGCGGCACCTTGCATCCGCTGACGCTTGTCCATCGCCACGGACAAGTTGAAGCCCAGGTTGTTGAGTGGGGTCTCGTCCACCGTATCCAGCATCCGGTCAAGGATCTTGTCGGCCAAGCAGTCAAGCTTGCCCATCAGCCGCTGGTTGAACTCCTCGACGCTCATCCCGACCACCCGCTGCAGCATCAGCCGGTCATCGCGGCTAACCTCCTTCAGCAGGCCGTGTTTTGCCAGCCCAATGCCCTTGGTCTCAATCGTGGCCTGGGCCACTGCATTGATCAGCTTCTGGGGCTGGTAGCTCTTCTTGGGACTATGCGGGTTCTTCTTTAGGCTCATCGGCTGTAGGCGGCATACGCTGCGTTCCTGGCCTGCTCCATAAAGTCCGTCGCAGACGGGTTGTAGTCCGGCCCAGCCACCGCCGGCGCAGGCTCCTCAGCCACCACTACTGGCTCAGGCACAGCCACAGGCTCAATCACGGGTTCGGGCTCCTCTGGCCTAATCTCTAAGGCAGGGCTTACGAATTCATACTCCGCATCCCGCCCATCCGCACTCACCCACCCCCGCCTCACCATCCTCCTCTCCGCATACGTCAGCACCCGCCCCCCAATCTCCGCCTTCGCCCACTTCTTCTCCCCCACCTGCACCTCCACATACCACTTGTTCCGGCACCTGATCCCCACCACCCCCTCCACCTCCAACGGCCACCCACCCAAACATTCTTCTACCTTAACCACCTCAGTATCAGCACCACTACTACTTCCGGCTTGACGACCCGCCTCATCCCCCTCCACCTCCCCCTTGGGGGAGGCTCCGATGAGCGCCAGCGAATCGGCAGGGAGGCTTAAATGAGCCTCAGCGGCTACGGCAGGCCCACCAGCCATAGCAACTAACTGGCTTTGCAGCCCAAGGTCCACAGGCCCAGAAGTCTCCGCAGCCAGTTCGCACTGCAAAATTTGACCTATGGGGGTGGAAGTATGCCCATTCTCCGGCCCCCCGGCCTGGCTGACCCCCTCCCCCCCTACCGGGGCGGCCGACGGGGTTGAGGCGGCGGCCGAGGTGGGCGCCGGGGCGGCCGGGGCGGGGGCGGGGCGGGTGGCGGCCGAGGGCGGCCGGAGGCCGGGGCCGGCCGGGGGGACGGGCGGGGGCAGCAGGTTGCAGGCTCGCGCCCAAGCGGCCGCTTCCTCCAGCCGGCCGGCTGCTATAAGGCGGCGGTGCCAAGAGCGTTGGCCCTGCTTTTGTCGGTTGCTCGGCCTGCCTTCGCCCTTGGGAACGGGGGGAGAGTCTGGCGAGGGGAAAGGGGGAGGAGTGGAGGACATAGGCGGAGGGTTGCATAGGACGGGGGGACTATGTCGAGGGAAAACTAATAGAGAAAACCTGGGCCATTAGGAATGCTACTAGGTAGGGAGGGCGCAATGGTTGCGCTGGACTAGGGAGGGAAAGGGAGGCACGGTTCGTCCCGTGAACATTAAAAAACTACTGAATCACCTCGGCCCGCATCAGGGCCTTAATGCGGATTGGTCTTGTGAGGCTTGGGCCTTGGGTCACGGCCTGTGGCTTCTGGATAATGAGGACGGCACGTTCGGCTTAGTGCATCGTACCGAAAATGCGGATGGGGAATTTGAAATCACCGAATGGGTGACGCTTACCGCTGGGGAGGACCGCGCCTGATGAAACCTACCAAAGAAAAGATTGAGCTAGTCGATATCCTGTTAGCCGTGGTCACCGTCGTGGCCATTGGGCTTGGGCTTGGCTACGCATTTTGACCGCAACCCATAAACCTAGAAAACCCGATAAAATGCATCCGAAAAACGACATCACTCAAAAGTTTGTTTCCCTTGGCTTCGCGCCTCCTCAGGTCCTTTGGACTCGGCCGGACCCTCGCGGGACCGAATATGGCTTTTATGGCGTCCGCACCCTTGGCAACGGAGACGTTTGCGTTAGTTATCACCCTGCCGGCTCGGCTTGTCCTGAATTCAGTTTTTACTTCACCAGTTTGGGCGCTTTTGAGCGCTGGGTGAGCCATACCTTCTGAACCTAAAAAACCCGATAAAATGAAAATCACCCTAACCGAATCCGAGTTTGTTTCGCGTTTCTTGGCCATTCGGCCAAATCAGTACTCGATTGAAGCCTTGCGCGCTTTGTTTGATTTCCTCGATCAGCAAGAACAGGACTTGGGCGAAGAGCAGGAGTTGGATGCCATTGCCATCTGCTGTGAGTGGACCGAATACGGGTCCGCGCTGGAAGCTGCTGAGGCCTACGGATTCGAGCCCAAGGCTACGGAAGACGAGCGGGCCGACAAAGCCGAGGACGACGCGCTTTGGTTCCTCCGCGACGAAACGACAGTCCTCGAACTGGAGTCCGGCGCCGTCGTCGTTTTGAACTACTGACGGGACGCCTTGCGTTGCCCTTGCCAGCCAAGGCGAGGGCATAGCAAGGCGGCACGTTGTCGCCGAATCCAAACCAAAAAACGAAAGCCTGAAAATGAAGCTGCATAAGGACCTGCAAGTTGAACGCGTTTGCTCTACTGAAAAGGGACGGGAATCCCTCGCCAATCCGTATCTTGACGGCACGCACTTAGTCGCGAGCAACGGCCGCGCCCTGATTGCCTTGGAAATTGAACGCGACGCGGAGGACGTTGACGGATGGGTCCCAGTTGAAGCGTTGAAAGCCTCGCGCAAGATGCAGAAGGCTTGGGACGAAAAAACCCTTGGCTGTAATGGGACGTGCAAGCTCGCGGATGGGACAAGCTACCCGCGACCCTTGGAAGGCACAACTTCGCGTTTCCCCAATTGGCGTCAAGTGATCCCCGAGGGCGGAAGTTTTCCGCAAGCGCACGTGGCGTTTGATCCTCGGATGCTTCTGGACATTGCCAAGGCCCTTGGAAGTGAAGAAGGCGTAAAGCTCACGTTCCAAACGGAAGATGGCCGCGTGATGCGCGTTTCCCCGCTTTTCGGGCCGCTTAAGGGATTAAACGTGATCGCCGTGATAATGGCAATGCGGGTTTCCTGAAACGCATCCTTCTAACCCTACGGGGCGCCCTTCGCCGGGGCGCCCTTACTTGCGCCCCAATTCGCGACCCGCAACCCGCCGGAGCCAACCCTTGCACCGTAGCTGCGGCCGCTTCCCTTGCGCTGCGTTTGCCCTTGGGGCATTTGGCCTGGCTCATTTTGCCCCTGGCCATTTACCCCAACCGATTTTACCCCGCCCAATTTACCCCGCCGGATTTTACCCTGGCGGATTCAACCCAACAAAAAACGACATAATGAAACCCACCCACTACGTTATCACGCCGGCCGGGCACGTCCTGGCCAGCTTCGCCAGCGCGTCCGGCGCCTGGGCTTACGCGCAAGAAATGAATGCAACGCTTCCGCCGGATCACGATGAAAACGACCGCGCCTGGGCGGCTCGCGCCCGGATCCCGTTCATTCCCACCCGCTTTTTTGTGACCACGGAAAAGGACTTTTAACCCGAAACCCACTAACAAAATGAAAAACCCGTCCCGCCGTCTTGTTCAAATTGCCCCTGGATCCTGGCAGGTCCGTGGCGAATCACGGCGCCACCTGGCCGACATCAGCCGCGACGCCACCGGCAGCCGCTTTTACCTAAGCTTACCCGGCGACGCTGAATTTGAGGCTTTCGAGACCTTGGAGGAGGCCGCCGGGGCCGCCGGGGTTGCCTTGGCTGGCGAATCCGTTGCGCCTGCCGCTTATTCGTTTGCTTGCTACCAATGCGCCGACACTTGGGTCCCCGCGAACGGCGGCACGGAAACCCCGTTTGTGAGTCGCTCCGGCCGCAGGCTGCTTTACGTGTGGAATCCCAAGCAAGCGCGCCACGCCTACCTGGACACGGGGACGGATCGAATCCTGGACGATGACGAAGCATTTGCCGCCCTAGGGCACGCCTAAGCCTCAATCCAAGGCCCCTGGGCTTGCGCCTGGGGGCCTTTCCGTGCGTTTTGCGGGGTTTCCCGGGCCTGGCCCGGCCCTTGACCCTGCCCGCACGGGATCGCCCGTTTAAACGCAAGGAACGGCGTCCGGCATTCCTACCTCAAGTTCGAGTTCCGAATTCCGATTCTGAATTCCAGTTTTCGATTTTGGATTTTACCCCAGCCGTTTTACCCCAACCCATTTTACCGGGAGACTTTTACCCCAAGGGATTTCAGTAGTCCGGCTTATACCCGCGCAGTTTCTGCGCTTTTGATTTACCCCAGCCGATTTTACCCCAAAACTTTTGACCTGTGAAAAAATGATATGGATCATCCCCCAATCACTCACGTCAGCCTCTGCGCTGGCTACGGCGGCATCGACCTCGGACTGCATCGCTGCATCCCGAATCTGCGAACAATCGCTTATGCGGAGATCGAAGCGTTCGCGTGCGAGTTGCTACTTGCGCGAATGGAAAGCGGGTCGCTTGACGCGGCTCCAATCTGGCCTGACCTCAAGTCTTTCCCTTGGGAAAAACTTCGCGACCGAGTGGATATCCTCTCAGGCGGCTATCCGTGCCAGCCGTTCTCAAGCGCCGGAAAGCGACTCGGCCGAGAAGACCCTCGCCACCTCTGGCCCTACATCGCAGATGGAATTTCAATTCTGCGACCCAGGCTCTGCTTTTTCGAGAATGTCGAAGGACACATCAGCCTCGGACTCCGAGAAGTCATCGAGCATCTGGGCGAGCTTGGTTACTCGGCGACGTGGGGAATATTCAGCGCGGCTGAAGTCGGCGCGCCCCATCAACGCAAGCGGGTCTTCATCTTGGCCGACCGTAACGGCGAACGAGGACAGCTATCGAATTGGCGGCAACAGCCAGCAGAGCAAATGCTTGAGCGCTATGGCGCGACGCGGAGAGATGTCTTGGCCGACGCCGCAGACGAGCGATATCTACAATGCGGCAAACGCAGAGCGACCGACGCATCGTCCGCAACTACGCGACGTGCAGAAGAACTTTGGCCTAGTCGCCCCGGCCAGCCCCAGTTCGGATGGGAGCCGCCCCGCGTCGTGGGCAACGCCACGAACCGGCAAGACGACGGACGAGAATCCAGAGACTTGGGCCAAGAGACAAGCAGAGGGGAAAGTGGCAACGATGCCATTGACTGCTCAGGTGAAGGCGTGGGCAACGCCCGAAGCCAAGAATCAAGTCGGCTATCAAGTCGGGCAAGACGGGACGAAATGGCCGAGGCTGGGCAGCCAGGCGCAGGCTTGGGCGACGCCAAGAGCAGAGCACGATTCTGGCAGGCATCGGGGGAATCCGGACACGCTGCATTCGCAGATCAAGGCTTGGGGAACGCCCAATGCCCGAGACTGGATGGGTGCGCCGGGGCAGGGATGTCAGGAGCGGGGCGGCCATCGGGCGTCGCTGCCGGGGCAGATCAAGAAAACCGAGAACTCGGGCAAACTCAACCCTCGCTGGGTGGAGACTCTGATGGGCCTGCCGGTGGGATGGACTATGCCGACTTGTGCGTCGCCGGTGATTCCCGAGTCGACGAGCTGCGCCTCCTCGGAAACGGCGTCGTCCCCGCCGTCGCCGAGCGAGCCTTCCGTATCCTCCTAACTCAACTTTCCGATGACCTTTGCCCAACAACTACGTGAGGCCCGGCTCAAGCTCGGCTTCAGTCAGTCCGAGACCGCCCAGGCCCTATCCCTATCGCGCCGCTGCTACCAGTACTGGGAAAAGCCGAACGAATTTAACCCGGCGCCGCACATCCTGATGCAGGAAGCAGCCCTGGCCCGCCTTGCCCGCATCCAAGTCCTTATGGACAAGATGCTTGACTCGGAACGCCCCGTAGCGCAGTAATTGCGCGTGACCCAAGATCTGGGGGACAGGGCCGCCTAGGGGGGAACCAACCGAACGGCCCTGTTTCTAACAGGACCAGCTTTTCCTGCTCCAGAAATTAGCGGAAAAGATGTTGCTGGTGTTGCCCTGGCCGGCGGAACGGGCGCAATAGGACTTTTTGCGGGCCGGCTTGTCCTTCTTGATGGTCATCGTGGGGTCGCCAAACCGCACCAGCTTCACTTTCCCGCCCTTCTTTGCGAGGACAGCACTCTTCTTCTTTCCGCCAGGGGTGCGCTTGGGCTTGTTATAGCCGGAGAACTTCTCGCCGCGATACGTGATCATTGTTTGATGAGGCTAAGGAGACCGCGCCAGCACAGGAAAGTGCCTTGAAGCTCGACGGACCAGATCCAGCGGTCCGACTTGTACCAGGCGACCTTCAGCCGGAGCCCAGGGATGATGTGCAGGGCGAAACCCTCGATGGGATTGGGCAGGCGCTGGCCGTTCACGTTTACGGACAGGCATCCCAGCCGGAGCGTGTAGCCGACTGCCTCGATATTATGCGCGTTTGCGAAGGCCATTACGTTGCTTTGGAAGGTTGCTTCTGCGCCACCGGGCCACTTCCCGCCAGTCCATTGAGATCGAGTGCCAGACGTCCTGCGAGCCGGAACGCAGGATCACCTCGACCGGCAGGTCGTGCGTGGAGGGCAGGCGGAAGTCGGCATCGACCCAGTCGTTCACGTCAGGTACGGGTCCGGCGCCAGGATCACCGTTGGATCAAGGCCGAGCTGCTGGCACATCCCAATGATGGTCGGGTTAGTGTTCCAGAACCAAGCGAAGTTATTCCACAGATATGCCTGATCCTCGGGCAAGCCATTGGTCAGAGTGATGAGGTCGTTGAGCTTCCCGGCAGCCAGCACCCGGCTGACGATGGTGTCCTTGCTCACGCGGTACGGCTCCGGGGGCGGGATCGGCTTAACCACCCACGCGCAGTTTTCCCAGACCGGCGGCTGCTGCGTAGCAGGATCGTAAGACGGCGGCGTGGTCTCGACCCATCCCTTGCGCTCTAGGTTAGCGATGACATCTGGGTCGGTTTCCGTGCGCAGTTGGCATTCAAAAGTAAGGTAGGTGGGCATAGGTCAAGAACAGGTAATTTTCCAACTGTACGCGAGCGAGGACTCAAACTTGCGGCGCAACGAATCGGACCACTCCGATCCGGCATAGATTATGGTTCCAATATATCCATTAAGATACGCTGGGTAACCTGCGTTTGTTGGCCCCAATCCATTGGCTCCGACAGCAGCTCCATTGGCTCCATAAATCTGTGTATTGGTTCCTATCGGCTTAGTGGTTTTTGTACCTCCGTTTAGCCATAACGCATATGTGTTTCCGGTGCTGCGTGTATAAGAGGCGACGATATAGGCTTGAGTGGCATTTGAGATACCAACGCCATTTCCATATTGTGATGTTCCAAATGCTTCTGTTCCCCAATTGCCATCTTCGCCGTAACCTATCCAAATCGCTTGACCACCCGCTGCAACTCCATAGCCAAACGTGGATCGATACTCTTGGAAAGCTAGAGCCGTGCTTTGTATTGATACCGCAATATATGTGATGGCTCCTTGAGGAAATCCTGTGTCGGCCCTAGTTAATTTGTCATTAGTCCCATCAAACTGAACCGCAGGCGACCCGCCGTTTCCTGATGTCCTAAAAAGTGGCTGGTTTGCTCCAGTCGCTTGGGAGAAATCATATGCGTTTCCGCTGCGGTCTGACCAAGTGCTTACGGCTGTACTGTCGGATTGGTTAATGTACCTAGCGTCAAGCACCAGAACAGCGCCCGCGTGCCTCGCATTAACGTGTCGCTGCCGCGCTCTCATTAGGCCGAGGTAAAGATGATTTCAACTCCGAGCAGGCGAGCATCATTGCCGAGCGTGTCACCTGCCGCAGTCGCATCCCGATAAAGCTGGAACTGAATCGGGGTGGTGGCGGCAGGAGTACCGCCAATCGTGATCGCACTAGTCGAGCCAGAGATGTGCATATCGTTGGTTGCTAGCAGCGTATCCGTCACGGTTTGCGCCGTTCCAGCAGCCGTATCCAACGCATCGTCGTCCGCAAAAGCGCGACCCTGCAAGCCCCACACCACCGCTCCTGATCCGGCGCTGGCCGTCCAGTAGAAACGAGCCGTCACAGTGCCATTGTTATAGTTGGATGGCATCCGAACAAGTGCCTGAGCGAACTCGTTGGTCGCAGCATCGAAAAGTAGCTGGTCGAAGTTCTGCCTGTTGGTTGTCGTCTCGGTTGAGTCAATGCCGCAGCCCGTAGTGGTGCGGGGAATCCACGCGGAGGCCGGAATCCAGACGTTGGTCGAGCCACCGCCAGAAGCACTCACCGCAGCCCACGTTGGGTTGGCACCCGTGCCCTGCGTCTTGAGGTAATGTCCGTTCGTGCCAGCCGCCAAACGGGTCCACGTAGAGGCATCGCGATAGAGGATGTCGCCCTGCGCGGCAGACCCGACCAAATCGAGCACCTGAGTCAGCGTGGCGTCCTCGGGAGCACCCGTGGAGCCCGTAACACGGGCCTTGATGGTGCTAGCCGTCATATTCGCCATCTTGGCGTTCGTGACCGCGCTATTGGCGATGGTGGCGGCAAACGACCCAGTACCGCTGCCCGTCACGTCCCCAGTTAGGGAAATAGTCTGATCGCCGGTGTTTGTGCCAGAAGACGTGCCAGAGAATGTGCCCGACTGCGTCGCCAGCGTTCCAAGGCCGAGCGTCGTTCGCTGCGCGGATGCGTCCGCATCATCCAAGATTGCCCGTCCTGCCGCAGTACAGGTGATTTCCTCGACGGATCCAGCACCAGCAGTGGACCGGCCCAGCAACTTATCCGTGGCCGATACGTTCTGGATTTTGGCGTAGGTAACTGCTTGATTATCAATAACCCACGATGTTCCAGTGGCGGAGACCGTTATATCGCCTTTGTCCCCGTCCGTGAGGCCCACCGCCGTGGCCGTGAGCGTCGTCCCCGAAAGGCTCAGGCCGCTACCCACCGTCAGTTCCGCCACCGTCGTGGACGTGGAGGAAGCGCCCAGCAGGACGGTGCTGGTGGAAGTGGGCTGGATCTTGGCGTAAGTGACCGCCTGGTTGTCGATGATCCACGATGTGCCAGTGGCGGAAACCGTGATGTCACCCTTGTCTCCATCCGTCAGGCCCACAGCCGTCGCTGTGAGTGTCGTCCCCGACAAACTAAGACCCGTGCCAATCGTCAGCTCGGCAAACGTCGTCGAGGTCGAGGACGTGCCCAGCAGCTTGGAATTGGTCGAAGCAGCCTGAAGCTTGGCATACGTGACCGCGTTCGCGTCAATGGTCCACGTCGTCCCGGTATTGTTGACTGTGATATCGCCCTTATCCCCATCCGTGACGGAGGTGCCGGTGGCGGTTAGGGTCGTCCCGGAAAGGCTCAGACCGGAGCCAACGGTCAGTTCCGCAATGGTGGTCGAGGTGGACGACGATCCCAGAATCTTGGAATTCGTCGATGCCGCCTGCATTTTGGCGTAGGTGACAACGCCAGTGTCGATGGTCCAAGTGCTGCCGGTCGCTGAGACGGTGATGTCTCCCTTATCGCCGTCCGTCACCCCACTAGTCGCGGTCAGGGTCGTGCCAGAAAGCGACAAGCCCGTGCCCAAGGTCAGCTCCGTTAGGGTGGTAGAGGTCGAGGACGCACCAATCACCCGCGAACTAGTGGAGGCCGCCTGCATCTTCGCATAGGTGACCACCCCGTTGTCGATGGTCCAGACCGTGCCAGTAGAGGAGACCGTGACATCGCCATAATCGGCATCGGAAACGGTTGCTGCAGTGGCACTCAGAGTCGTCCCCGAAAGGCTGAGGCCCGTGCCAAGCGACAATTCCTGCACGGTGGTCGAACTGCTGCTGGAGCCCAGCAACTTGCTCGTCGTGCTGACTGCCTGCAGCTTGGCATACGTCACCACTCCAGGGTCGATCAGCCAGGTACTGCCGGTGCCGCTGACCGTGATGTCCCCCTTGTCCCCATCGAGCAGCGCGGCCCCAGATCCATACGAAAGCAGCGACCAGGTCGAGGTGCCATTGCCAAATTTCCACTTGCCCGTGTCCAGTTCCACGCCCATCTCGCCCTCGGCAAGGATGGGATTCGCACTGGTCCATTGGGAGGCGGTTCCCCGCCGGAGTTGGATCTGAACTGCCATTAGGGTGTCCCTCCTGAGAAAGTGGGTGTGCTGCCGAAGTTAGAGTTGTAGTAGCCCCCGTCGATGTTCATCGGCCCCGTGTAGATGCTCGCCGGCACCCCGCCGTCCACCTGGCTGTAACCCCCCGTCATTGTCAGGGTGGTGATGCCCTCCCCGTCCGTACTCAGGCTCAGGCCCAGCCCCACCCCCACTACGTTGATGAGGGCTCCAATCTCCGCCTGCACCCCGTTCACCTGCACCTTCACAGGTGCGTTCAGGGTGTTTCTCAGGAACTGGAATGTCCTCTCAAAAGCCATTGGCGGGTACACTCAGCAAGCGTTTGTCAAGCCGCTAGTCAAGGCTAGTTGGGCCTGTTGGCGTTTTGGAGGGCAACCCTGCTGGAGACAGCTCACCCCTTGCAGGGGGCAAGCTGTCTGGGACTGAGGCGCCTTGGTGGGGTCTCGCTCTCGACTTGAGGGCCTGCTCGGAGGTGCCACACGCACACAGGTTGTTCCCTCGGCTCACTAGCTTACGCTACACTCTTATGCGGACGGGTGATCGTTTCCGCTGCCGATTGGATCGTGGCAGGACTCCCGGTTAGGGTGGTCGCTCACGGGCCTTTGGACTCTGAGAAAGGCAAAACCCAGGCCGTGCTAGCGGACACGCCTGGGTTTTCCTTTTGGACTATGACGACGACTGACGGGAAACTTTTGGACGCTTCCGCTAGGAGCGACAGAGGGGACGGTGCCGGCCAGCGGGATGGTCTCAAGAACTTTTTTTAGGGTTTACTCACATTTTGCTTGCAAGGCGTGCAGAGCTTGCCCATCCCTCATCCCGTGCAAGCTACCAAACGCTCCCGCCACTTGGTCACGGTCGAACTCGGCCAGCACCTGTGGAACCGGGTCGAACAGATTGCCCAGAGCCAGCAGCGCACTCGCGCCAACGTCTGCCGGCTCATCATCAGCCAGGCGCTCTCCCAATGCCCGACATCCGATACGAAGATCCTTTCGAGGGGGACGAAGCCGTAAGGCTCGCCCGCCTCATCGCCGAGATAGAAGCCAACGAACAGTACCAGAAAATCCAAAACCCAAACGACTAACTCAATGACGACGACGACTCAGACTCCGATGCAGCGGCTCAAGTCCGCTCTCCTTAAAGACCCCCACGCCCGCTGGTATCTGGGGCACGCCTTCGCGATGCGGCAAGCTTCCCGCTGGGCCACGCCGGGTGCCATCCATCCCGACACCATCGACAGCTTCCGGCTGGTGATGCGGACCTCCGCTCGGATGGCGATCCACTCGGCCAAAATTGCTGCCGGCCTCAAGGGAGGTGCCCTGTGAGCCACTGGTACAATAGACACGGCGAGGCCGTCTTCGAGGTTCCGAAGGTCAAGGGCGGGATGCGTAAGACGACGCTCGGTGACGCCCGCAAGATGGGGCTGTACCCCAGCGTGACCACCGTGCTTGGCATCCTAGACAAGCCGCAGTTGATGGACTGGAAGCTGGAGCAGGTCTCGCTGGCCTGCTACAACTGCCCCCCGACCGGCGGCGAGCCGTTTGAGGGCTACCACCAGCATATCCTGACCAAAGCCTTTGAGCAGGTCTCGGACGCTGCTGACCTCGGCACCGCCATCCACGCGGCCTTGGAGGGGCACTTCAAGGGCCAGCCCGTCGAGGCCGAAATGAGCGTGTATGTTGATCCCGTCGCCCGTCTAATCGAACGGGAGGGCATCCAGTTCAACGAGCACGAACTCCGGCTTGTGAACGCCCAGGTCGGCTACGCCGGCACCACTGATGCGGTCATCACCAAGGAGGACAAGATGGGCATCTTGGACTTTAAGTCTCGGAAGACCAAGCCAGGCCAGCCCTGCACTCCTTGGGAGACTGAGCCGCTGCAGATTGCTGCCTATGGCGTCGCCAAGTTCGGGCACGTCCCGGAGATCGGCGCCAACGTCTACATCTCGACCACTGAGAAGGGCCGGGTGGAGATCTGCTGGCACAGCTACGAGGATCTGGCTGAAGCCTGGAAGACCTTCCAGTCGTGCGTCCAGATCTGGCAGTACCTCAAGTCCTACCGCCCCCCGCAGTGAATTTCCGCATCGAGCTGAAGGTCGCGGCGACGGTCTACGTTGGTGACGACGTGGACCCCGCCGGGGCCAAGCCCAATTCCAACCGCAAACCCGACACGCAACTGATGTTTACGTTAGTCCACGCCAATGTGCTGGACGTCTGCACGCATCACGCATCAGATGCGATTTGTCAGATAGGCGCACAGGTGATGCACGAAGCGGCGGAAGCCGCTGGTCACCATATCGCCTCCAGCCTCAAAATTTGAACTGGGCAATCCCGCCCAGCCAGAAAACCGAAAACACAATGCCCATCATCGTAACTGCCGGTTCATCCGGCGCCAAATCCGAGCCCGTTGCTGCGGGAACTCATCACGCCATCTGTTATGGCATCGTCGATCTCGGCACGCAAGTGTCCGAGAAGTTTGGCCCCAAGCGCAAGCTGGCCCTCCTCTGGGAAGTCCCGGAGGAACGCATCACCGTCCAAGGCAAGGATCTCCCTCGCGGGATCTCCAAGCGGTACACGGCGACCCTGAAC